TATGGGTAAGCAGAAGCGGGGTAAAAATGGCCGCAGCATGGACTAAGAAGGCCGGTAAGAACCCTAAAGGTGGCTTGAATGAAAAGGGCAGAAAGTCCTACGAGGCTGCAAATCCCGGCTCTGATCTTAAGCCTCCTGTTAAATCTGGCGATAACCCTCGTCGTGCTTCATTCCTAGCAAGGATGGGGAATATGCCCGGAGCGGAGTATAAAAATGGTGAGCCTACTCGTTTGCTACTATCTTTACGGGCATGGGGAGCTAGTTCTAAGGCTGACGCTAAGGCTAAAGCAGCCGCAATATCCGCAAGAAACAAGAAGAAATGAGATATACCTACGGGCTGGAGAACGTCCGGGTTCGTCACTGGGGCGAGAAGGCAGACATTCAGATCGGGTCTTTCTGCTCAATTGGCGATAATGTCGAGATATTTCTAGGTGGGAACCACAGGACAGACTGGGTAACGACCTACCCTTTCGGGCATATCAACGAAAACGTATTTCCTTGGCATGGTGAAGGACATCCAGCGACTAAGGGTGGTGTTGTCATTGGTAACGATGTCTGGATAGGGTCGGGATGTACGATTATGTCCGGGGTGAAGATAGGTGATGGTGCTGTCCTAGCGGCTAAGTCTGTGGTGGTTAAGGATGTCCCTGCCTATGCGGTAGTCGGTGGGAATCCTGCTCAACTCCTAAAGTACCGCTTTGAGTGGGATCAGATAGAGAAGCTGCTAGAGAACCCTTGGTGGGAGCTACCAGAAGCTCGTATAAACGATTTAATCCCGTTACTGTGTTCAGACAAGGTAGAGGACTTAATTGCAGCCCTTAACGCTTAATTTAGGTTCTGGCAAAGATTGGCGGGATGACTGCTTAAACGCAGACATTCAGGCTAGGGTAAAGCCGGATTGGGTGGCAGACATTTCTCGGGTGAATTTTGGCGAGGTTATAGCGACTCGGTTCGGGGAAATTCAGATCAAGTCGTATATGTTCGATAAGATCATTGCTAACGATGTCTTGGAGCATATCCCGGACTTGGTAGGCGCGATGACGAACTGCAAGAATCTACTGAAGCCGGGAGGAGAGTTCCATATTCACGTTCCTTACGAGTTAAGTCTAGGGGCATGGCAAGACCCGACTCATGTAAGGGCGTTCAACGAGAATAGCTGGCTGTACTACACGGATTGGCATTGGTACTTAGGGTGGGAAGATCGGTTTTACATGAAGCAGCTAGCGTTTAACCTGTCTGAGTACGGCAATGAGTTAGCAGAAAAGAAAGTAACAGACGCAGAAATACTGAGAACTCCGAGGGCTGTCGATTCGATGAGTGTTATTTTATGCAAGCAATCGTAATTTGTACGCTAAACAATCCCGGCGTTACGGTGCTGTTGGAGTCTATTCGTTGCTATGGTGACAAGTTACCCGTGTACTTATGTAGTAATAATCTTGGACTCTGGGCAAGAGCCAGAGAGATCACAGAAAACCTTATCTACCGACCCAATCCTGCTACCAATTTTGGAGATGCTTATAACGCAGCCTGTGACTATGCCTTTGAACATGGCAAGTTTGACTCATTGATTTTAGCTAACGATGATGTGGTTCTTAATCCAGATACGCTATCGTTACTAAGGGAAGATGCGGGAATTCTGGAATCTCGTGGCGTGAAATACGGATTCTTAGGCGCAAGAAGTGACTATGTATTGCCGGATCAGAACATCAGATTTCCGGTAGACGGGGACAGACGGGCAGGATTGAAGTGGGAAAGTGAGCATCAGATCAAGTTGACTCCGGTTATTGCGCCTATTTTCGCGTCGATAAGCCGGGAAGCGTGGGAAGTAGCTAAGTTCCCATCAACGAATTGGTATTCAGATAATATAATATGCCATGACTTGAACGTGGCGGGTTATCAACATTTCGTCAGCAGGGCTTATGTGCATCACGCAGGAAGCCAGACGGTAGGCGTTGATTTCAAGAAATGCCACGAAGAACCGAGGGCGTGGATACTAGAGAATCGCGCCGATATGTACGAGGCTATCTATGGCTAACGGTCTTTTATCACCTGTCGAGCGTCAAACCAAAGAAGTTTTCGGCATGGTTCCTATGAAGGAACGTCTAGCTCTGTTGCCGCGATATAGCAAGGATCAGGGCTTGATTGCCCCGCAGTTTATTTACGAGCTTGCCAAGGCCGTATCTACCCCGGTTACAGCGGCTAAGGGCTACGATGTTAGTCCAGAAGAAGCTATCAACGTGGCTGCTGCTGGCATGGGTGGTAGTTCTATCGGTACGGCTCCAAAAGGTTCACTTAAAAGTGGTTTGTTTCGTCAGGGTGCATTTGACCCACGGTTTGACCCAAGGAAACTTGAGCAAGAAAGACTGCGGTCTCTAACGACAGTAGTTGATCCGACAGCGTCGAATCAGATTCCCACCGTTGATTTAAGTCAGTTTGCAGGTAGACCATTCATAACGTCAATGTCGGATAGGACGGCGGCTGGTGGTAAGTTGGTGGAAGTCAAAGGGGTAAAGCTGGATAGGCCGATTGGCTTGCTAGGTGGTCAGGACTATATGTTCTACAACCCCGGTCAAGTTTGGGCATCTGGTCAGAATCCAGTAAATCAGATCATGCAAAATGCTCAACTGATTAAGAAAGAAACTAAGCAAAATCCGTTATATATCCCGTGGAGAATGGCTCCATCTGGTGGAGACTTTGCGACGATGACAGGCGAGACGATGTTGTCTTATGCCAACAGCGCATTAAACAAAAAAGAAAAAACGAAAGTTGACAAAGAAATAAAGAAATTCATCCCAGACTGGTCTGGCTTGGCATCGGATAAAAGCGTTGAGCAATTTAGAGGTGCGCCAGATTCAGCTAGGAAAGCCTTGAAAAATGCGCTTGATACGAACTTTAGGAATACTGGGGGGTTGAGTATTGGCGAAGCTAGATTGGCTGTGGCTGATCCGAATCAGCTAATGAGTGCTGATGCTGGCATCATGAATATCGGGGAAATATTTGCAGGAAGTCCAATCGTAGCCGTATCAGGACATCCATCGTATCCAAGGGGTGTGCCGGGGCAAGGTTTGGGAAGATTGCAAGAAAACAGAACAATCTTTGAGCTATTGCCACAAGTTGTCCGACAGCGAGGGATTGCCGATCCGACTAAGCCGAGTCAAGCCGACATCAGAGCTATGCAGATGAAGCCTTACGCTGGTGTTATTGACGATAAGTTGCTTAAGTCGCTTGGTTACTAAAGAGATAAGAATCTTGAAACTTATCTGCTATAGTTTCTCCAAAGCGATTAAACAGCCATTGCTTGACGGATTCTGGTGTAGTTGACTCAATGCCGGATACAACGCAATAAGTCTCATGCAGCACTAAAGCATCAAAAATATCTTTAGGCATAGCAACTTCAGTATTAACGATAGGTGACATAAATCCTCCTGTTCGAGTAGTTTACAGAAGTCAAGACAGGAAAGTATTTATAATTCCTATCAGAAACACTAATGGTATAGCATGACATCCAGAGGATAATGCAAAAATGGAAACAGAACACAGTAAAGAGGAAGAAGTTACAGCGTATCCGGGGCTAACTAACGCAGGTAAGGGTAGGCCAGCAGGAGTGCCTAATAAGTCTACTGCGGTAGTGCGTAATGCTATTGCTACTCTGCTAGAGAAGAACGTGCCTTACATGGACAGATGGCTTCAGAGGGTAGCTGAGGGAGATGAGGTGCTAGGCTTAAAGCCTGATCCAGCCAAGGCACTAGACCTAATGCAGAAGCTATCTGAGTACCATATACCCAAGCTGGCTAGGACAGAGGTAACGGGTAAGGATGGGGAAGCCCAAGAGCATATTGTGAGATGGGGAGGACGGAAATGAGCTATAAGCCAGTAAATTGCCCGATGTGCAGCGCGTTCCTAGTGAACAACAAGTGCTTGAACTGCGGATACGTTAAGTGACAGAGATAGTCATTGGCTACGAGCCGAGGGAACTCCAGCTAGAAATACACGAAGCTATTGATAGCCATCGGTTCACCGTAGTAGTCGCGCACCGAAGATTTGGGAAAACTGTTAGCGCAATCAATCACCTTATCAAAGCCGCGATAGAGTGCGACAAGCCTAACCCACGGTTTGCCTACATAGCACCTACCTACAGCCAAGCTAAGAGAGTCGCTTGGGATTACCTACTAGAGTACACAAGGCCACTTAATGCAACTGCCAACATTGCTGAGTTACGGGTTGATTTTTGGGGGCGTAGGGTTAGTCTTTATGGGTCTGACAATCCTGATAGCTTGCGCGGTCAGTACTTTGATGGCGTGGTTATCGACGAGGTGGGCGATCAGAATCCACGTATTTGGAACGAGATCATCCGACCTGCTCTTTCCGACCGTGGTGGGTGGTGTTCTTTCATTGGCACTCCTAAAGGTGCTAACCATTTCGCTGAACTAGCCGACAGAGCCAAGTCCGAGGAAGGCTGGAAATACCTAGAGTTCAAGGCTAGCCAGACCGGGGTTCTGCCTGAGTCCGAGCTTAAGGCCGCCTATCGAGAGATGGGTGAGGACAAGTACAATCAGGAATTCGAGTGTTCCTTTAACGCAGCGGTTGAGGGCAGCTACTATGGCAAAATCATTAACGATCTTGAAAGGGATGGTCACATTAGTGATTTTCCTCGTGATGATCTCTGCCGTAGCTTTGTTGCTTGGGATCTTGGAATGGGTGACTCAACTGCTCTATGGGTTGCACAACTGGCTGGAAAAGAGGTTCGACTACTCGATTGCGTCGAAAACCACGGACAGGGACTAGATTGGTATGTCCGCTGGCTGAAGGACAATGACTACGCAGGGTTCAGTCAAATCCTACCCCATGACGTTCAGGTTAGGGAGCTAGGCACGGGCAAGAGCCGTAAGGAAGTCTTAGAGGAAGCAGGGCTGTCCATAACGGTTGCGCCTAGATTGTCTGTGGCTGACGGGATTCAAGCTGTCAGGAGACTGTTGCCTCGGTGCTGGTTCCATCCGAGAACTAAGCCGGGACTAGATGCCTTACGGAACTACCGTAGGGAGCATGACGAGAGACGGCAGATATTCTATGAGAAGCCGCTACACGACTGGTCTAGTCACATGAGTGACGCTTTCAGATACCTAGCGATAGGTCTTGACGAGGGCGATAGTTCGTGGCAGACATCGTTGCCAATTTCAACGAAATGGATTGTATAATAAGCAAAACCCATAAGGATTTGCTATGAAGATGGATGAGGGTCAAATCAAGGGAATTATCGAGAATGAGATCGATAACTCCATCGGTTACATTGATACCGAGACTACGGATCAGCGATCCAAAGCACTAGAGTATTACCTGCGTTATCCGTATGGTAACGAGGTAGAAGGCCGTAGCCAGATCGTGACTGGTGAGGTAGCCGAGGCTATTGACGGTGCATTACCTCAACTTATCCGGGTCTTTACGACCACAGAGGATATTGTCTCCTTTGAGCCTCAGACTCCAGAAGATGAGGAGTCATCCAAACAGGCTACAGACTACTGTAACTGGGTGTTTTACCGTGAGAACGACGGTCTAATCATCCTGCATAACTGGTTCAAAGACGCGCTAATGATGAAGGTTGGCGTGGTCAAGGCGTACTGGGAAGCCCAAGAGGACGTTAATAAAGAGTCCTACAAGAACCTGACTGAGGACGAGCTAGCACTATTGCTGTCTGATCCTGCCATCGAAGTTGTGAGCCAGAAGGTAGAGATGGTTGACGGTGGTGTGGATATGATGGGTATGCCTATCCAGATTCCTTACTACTCGGTCAAGGTCAAGAAGGTTAAGAAGTACGGCTGTGTACGGGTTGAGAATGTACCGCCGGAAGAATTCCTGATTAGCAAATCGGCAAGAACTATTGAGGATAGCCCGTTTGTGGCTCATCGTCGCTTGATGACTCGTTCTGAACTCATAGCGATGGGTTTTGATAAGGACATCGTAGAGGGATTGCCTAGCTACGACGATCTCCAGTTCACGACTGAGCGTATTGCTCGATTCAATCAGGGTGAGCAGCCGGATGAGAACATCAGCCTTGATCCAACGATGCAGGTTTGTGAGGTCTACGAGTGCTACATCAAGATCGACGTTAATGGTGATGGAATCGCTGAACTGCGTAAGATTGTTTACGCTGGTAGCGAAATCCTAGATGACGAGGAATGTGATCTAGTACCGTTCCATAGCCTTTGTCCGATTCCGATCCCGCATAAATTTTTTGGACAGTCTCTAGCAGACCGGACAATGGACATCCAGCTAATCAAGTCTACGGTTACGAGACAGATGCTGGATAACCTGTATCTCACGAACAATGCCCGTCTGGGTGTGGTTGATGGTCAGGTCAACTTGGATGATGCTCTTAATGCAACTCCGGGCGGCATTATCCGTGTTAAGTCGGCTGGTGCGATTGTTCCTATCGAGGTTCCTGCGGTAACGGCTCAGGCTTTCCCATTGCTTGAGTACATGGATCAGGTTCAGGCCAAGCGTACAGGCGTTAGCGACCAGCAGCAGGGTCTTGATCCTGACGTAATGAACAACGTCTCGGCTACGGCTATTGCAGCCATGATGAAGTCGAACTCTGGGAAGCTGGAGTTGATTGCTCGAATCTTTGCTGAGACAGGCGTTAAGTCGCTGTTTAAGGGGATTCTGCACCTGTTGGGCAAGTATCAGGATCAGGCCAAGATTGTCCGTATGCGCGGCAAGTTTGTGACGTTTGATCCTCGCTCATGGACGAATCAGTACGATGTGGCGATTAACGTCGGTCTGGGTTCGGGTGATCGTGAGCAGAAGCTAGCCATGTTGCAGATGATTCTAGGCAAGCAGGAGCAGATTCTTACTCAGTTCGGCCCATCGAATCCGTTGGTATCTGTATCTCAGTACCGGGATACCTTGGCTAGACTGATTGAATCGGCTGGTTTCAAGGATGCTAACGCCTTCATTAACGAGATCAGTCCTGAACAGAACGAGGCATTGAGTCAGCCACAGCCACCTGCTCCAGATGCTCAGGCTGAAGTAGCACAGATGCTGGCTCAGGTAGAGAGAGAAAAGACCGAGGCTAAAGCTCAGATTGAGGCTGCGAAACTAGGCTTACAGAGAGAGCAACTAGAGGCTGAGTTCACCCGTAAGGGGATTGAATTGTCTATGCAGCAGGAGCGTAGTGCTTCTGAGATGCGTATCAAAGAGGCTGAGTTGGCTGTTAAACAACTACAGGCTATCTTGGCGATGGACATTGCTGATGAGGACAGCCGTAACAAACAGGCTGACATTGTCCTGAAGGCGATTAAAGAGCTAGGTAATCTGAATAAGGGTACGAATGGACAAATCCCAATGGGCTGAGAATCTACTGAGGGATGAGGGCTTTCAGATGATGATGGAAGAACTCCGGTCAGTAGAGGTCAGTAAGTTTGCGATGAGTGCTTCTAGCGAGGCTAACGTAAGGGAAGATGCTTACCACCAGCTAAGGGCATTAGAGAAGATTGAAGCCTACCTTGAGGGGCTATCTGCACAGAAGCTGATAGACGAAAAGCGGCTGAAAATTTTGTAACTGAGTCGGGCAGTTCCCGATATAATTTAGGAAACAATATATGAGCGATACTGGAAGTATGACCCCGGAAGGGAATACTCAGTTA